TCGTTGGGTAGATTCTGATAACGTTAGATTTAGATATGGCCTTCCAGAAAAAGTTGGTGGTTGGGCTTCTTTAATTAATGAAACTATTGTAGGTGTAGTTAGAAAACAATTACCTTTTGTAGATGCTACAGGTAATAGATATGTAGCTTTAGGTACAGATAAATTTTTACTTATTTATTTTGAAGGACAATTATTTGATATAACTCCTTTTAGATTTGATGCAAATAATGTACAAGAACAATTTTTAACATCTAGTATTGCTGCAACAAACGGTTCAACAACTATAACTGTTACAACTAAAAATGGTGGTGCAGCTGTACCTCATGGTTTATCTATTGGAGACATGGTTGTCTTTAATAATTTTGCAGCTGGTTCAACTGGAATTGCAGATGCAGATTTAGAAGGTAAAGTTGTACAGGTTATTTCAGTTCCTACAGTTAACACATTTACAGCAACAGTACCCAACGCAGCAACAGCAACAGCTACTGACGCAACAGTTGATATACAACCTTATGAAGTTGTAGGACCAGCAGAACAATCTTATGGTTATGGTTTTGGTATTTCTACATTTGGTGGAGTTGTTACAGGCGGATCTGATACAGGTTGGGGAGTAGCGGTAGCTGCATCAACACAAACTCTAGAACCTGGACTTTGGTCTTTAGATACATTTGGAAATGTTTTAATAGCAACTATAGCTAATGGTAGAACTTATACATGGGATTCAAATATTACTGCAAGATTTACAACAAGAGCATCTGTTAACACAACTAATTTTTTAACAACTTTAAATCCTATTGCATCACGAGCAACTTTAGTCTCTCCTACAACACAACACTTAATACACTTTGGAACTTGCACAACTTATAATGATGCAAGTACACAAGATGATATGTTTATTAGATTTTCTGATAATGAAGCAATTAATGGTTATGATGTTAAAGCTACAAACACAGCAGGTACATTTAGATTACAAGATGGTACTAGAATTATCGGAGCGTTAACCGCTAAAGAAACTATTCTAGTTTGGACAGATAGTTCTTTATATACAATGAAATTTGTTGGAGCTCCTTTTACATTTGGTTTTGAACAAGTAGGTACAAACTGTGGATTGATTGGTAAAAATGCAGCTGTAGAAATAGATGGTATTGCTTATTGGATGAGTAACAATGGTTTCTTTGCTTTTGATGGTACAGTTAAATCATTACCATGTGGTGTTGAAGATTATGTTTATGATGATATTGATACAACTAAAGGTCAACAAATTAATGCAGGACTAAATAATTTATTTACAGAAGTAACTTGGTGGTATCCAACAACAGGATCAGATTTTAATAATAGATATGTTTCTTATAATTATGGAGACTCTGCAAAATTACCTGCTGGTAATTGGTACACAGGAATTAATACAAATTCAATCAGAACAAGTTGGTCAGACACATTAGTTTACCCACGACCCTACGCAACTAAATATAATGAATCAGCGGCAGGTACTTTTCCTGCAGTAGTAGGTGTATCAGGATTAGGTCAGACCGTATATTTTGAACACGAAACGGGGACCGATCAAATTAATCCAGATGGATCAACTACAGCATTAACTTCTTTTATACAATCATTTGAATTTTCTTTACAAAAAGATCAAACTGAATTCTTTTTAGCTATGAGAAGATTTTTACCTAACTTTAAAAGGTTAACAGGTAACAACAATATAACTTTAGCTGTAACAGATTTTCCAGCTACTGATGCAACAGCTACAGCTTTAAGTCCTTTTGTAGTAACTTCATCAACAAATTTTGTTGACACTAGAGCAAGAGGAAGATATGCAAGTATTAAATTACAAAATACAGCAGCTGGTGAAACATGGAGATTTGGAACATTTCAAGTTGACCTACAACCTGATGGAAGAAGATAATGCCTAAAGTAATTGTAAGACTACCAGAACCAAAAGCAGAATACGAAGTTGATAACCAAAGACAGATTAATAGATCTATTGCATTGATTGTAGAACAATTAAATTCTACATTTTTAACAGAACAAAGAGAAAATCAAGAAAGGTTTACGTGGTTTAATGGCTAATATTTATAAAAAAGTAAATACTGATTTAATAACTGGTACTCAAAAAGATGTTTATGTAGTTCCAAGTAATTCTAGATCTTTAGTTAAATCTATTCATATTTATAATGAAGGTGCAGGAGATGCCATTGTTACTATAAAAATTGAATCTAGTAGTGTAACTTATTTTTATCAGAAAAAAACTATAGCAGCAGATGCTCATCATGAATTTATTGTTAATATATTAATATTAGAAGAAAACGATAAATTAAAAATGATATCAGATATTACCGGACCAGATATAACAGTCAGTTTATTAGAAACAAATAGAGAGGATAGATAATGCCGTTTACGGAACAAAAAGCTAGTATAAGATATGAGACAATTAATGGTACAAGAACACCAGTTTTAACCCCTGAAACAGAGGTTACTTTAACTAACATGAAAACAGGTCAAGAGTATATGTCGGATGGCGAAGCGTTGTCAGATGTACAAAATAAAGACACAGCTACTAAAGCAGAAGATATAAAAAGAGACGTTAAAATCATTGTAGAACATGTACCTTTAGGAGGGAATACTAAATTATAAATTATTGACTAGGAGCTAAAAACCTAGTAAATTGCTAGTTACGACATTATTTCAAGTTCTTAACTTGCACTTCAAACACAGAAAACATTATGGGATTTTTTAAAAAAATAACTAGACCAATATCCAGAGTATTAGATAAAATAATACCTAACGAAATTAAACCTGCATTACCTTATCTTGCAGCGGCTGCACCTTTTTTTGGACCTACATCAGCTATGATGGGAGAGGGTATGTTAAGAAGAGCATTAATTTCTGGCGGTTTAAATCTTGGTGGACAACTTGCACAAGAAGGAAATGAAGGAGAAGTTAATCCTTTATCTTTAGCTTTAGCTTCAGGTATTGGTGCACTATCGGCGCCAGGAACTGCAGGAACAAAAGCAATGGGAGTTGATAAATTTGGTAAGACTATTTATAGTGGAGGAACTCCAAGTGCAGGTACATATTTAAAAGGTCTTTCAAATTCAGGAGGAATAGGAGATCAGGCATTAAACTTTTTAGGAACAGGCGCAGATAAATTACAAGGGTTAAAAGAAGGTTTAGCAGCAGATGGTATCTTTAGTAAAGCTGGCGCTAAAGCTTTATCCATCCCCGCAACGCAGGCAACTATGGATTTAGCTTATGCAGATCAAGTAAGATTAAACAAACAAGATATTATCGACGATGCATTAGGAGGTTTAAGTGAAGGATTTTCAAATGAAGATGCATCAAATGCAATTAGATTATCTATGTTAAGATATGGATTTAGTGAGGATGAAATTGTTGAAACTATTACATCAGCTGGTTATAAAGCTGGTGGTAGAGTAGGTTTTGATAGTGGTGGTGATGTAGAAGTAGGAATTATGAGTATCAAAGAAGCAGCTGAAAATTCTCCAATGAGTAACGAAAGTGTTCCTCAAATGTATGTATCAGATTCAGCTGGTGTTATTCCACTAGCAGATGGTGATGCTGTTAAAGGAAAAACTATGGACATGATGGCTATGGGAGCAATAGAGCCATATGGTAAAAATGATTTTAGAGATGAAGATGGATATGAAAGATTTATAGAAATATTTACAGAATTTAAAAATAGAAGTGATCAAAAAAATAAAGAACTTAATTCTGAAGGTATAAAGAATGGCGGTATTATAGGTTTAAATATGGGAGGAAGTGTGTTACCTTCTGGAAGAGAAATGGATTACAGACAAGGTGGAATGATTCCTATGGGATCCAAAGAGAGAGCTGACGACGTTCCTGCTAGACTTTCTAAAAATGAATTTGTAATGACAGCAGATGCTGTTAGAGCAGCTGGTGGTGGAAGTGTTAATCAAGGAGCAAAACGAATGTACAATTTAATGAATAACCTAGAGGCAAGAGCATAATGGCTGAAACTACTACAATAACAAGACCCTCACCGATTATAGAAGGTTCACTTACAGCCTTTTTAAAATCAATAGATAAATTAGGAGCAGGTGCAGTACCTACAAATTTTGCTGGAATTAATACAGCAGCTTATGCACCAACGATTGCAGCAGAGTCTTCACTTCAACAACAAGCGAGAACCGCGGCTGGTGGATTAGGTTCACTTACTGGACCACAAGCTTACCAACCTTTTATGTCTCCATATCAACAAGAAGTTATTGATACAACAATGACAGCTTACGATCAAAATGCAGCAATGAAACAAACAGGTTTAAGAGATGCAGCCATTCAATCTGGAGCATATGGCGGTGGTAGAGAAGGTGTACAAAGAGCATTATATGAACAACAATCAGATTTAGGTAGAGGACAATTACAAGCTCAATTACAAGCACAAGCTTTTCAACAAGCACAAGCAGCGGCAACACAAGATATGGCAGCTCAACAAGGTTTAGGTACTTATCAACAATCAATTGGTCAAGCAGGTCAAGCTCAACAACAAGCAGTGCTTGATGCAGCGGCGGCCGCGGAGCGAGAAGAACAGTTTCAACCATTTACACAATTAGGATTAATTGGTCAACAACTTGCACAGATTCAACCAGGAGCATTCCCGACTCAAACAGTAGGATATGCACCTCCAGCACCAGCAGCTAGTCCATTATCTACAGCTATTGGTACTGCAGCAGGACTTGGAAGTATTGGATCTAAATTAGGATTATTTGGATAATGAGTAGAATTTTAAGAAGACCTATGTTTAGAGGAGGTAAAGTTGTTTCTAGTTATGGAAATGGTATTGCTTCTGGATTGACAAATAAACCTAAAAGAGGTTTAGTAAATGAACCAGGTGGATATGCTGGTGAAAAAAAGGGTATGGATTTTCTTTTTGAAAATCAACAAATTCCATATAGAAGTTATAGACCAGGAAATAGTTTAAGTACTGTTCCAACTTTTGAAGAGTTACAATCTTCTTTTAAAGGTGGTAATTACGCAAGTAGAAATTTACCAGAAATGTTAATTCAACAAGAAGTAGGAAATGATGACGGAGACATTAAAGCTGTTGCTTTTGAAGATTTTTTAGTTCCTCCTATTTTAAGTGACCAACAAAAAGCATTAGAAAAAGATGCTAAAAGTGAAGATACCAGACAGGATTCAATAGCTGAAAGAGAAAAAATGGAGATTTATGAAACTGGTACAGCAAAACCTAAAGTTAAAGAAAAGCTATTAAGTACTGGTTCTATTTTAGAAAATCAAAATACAGCTAATGAAGAATTAACATTAGAAGAAATTAAAGATACGCTTGGATATAAAAAAGCATTTAGAAGAGATTTAGGTGATACTCTTGCTAGAACTTCTGCTGCCTTTTTAAAAACAGGAGATGTAAAGGAAGGTTTTGCAGAATTAATGGATGCTGAATCAAAAGCAGGTCCCGGTAGAGCAGAAAAAATTGAAACAGCTGCAGCAACATTTATGCTTAAAAATAAAGCTCAATCAAAAAGAGATAAAGCAAATATTGAATTAATGAAATCAAAAATAGATTATCAAATTGAAGCTGGAGAAAGTGTAAGTTTACCTAAATCTTTATTGCTTTCAAACAAAAGTGGTATGTTAAATCCTAAAGAACTATCAGTAGGTATACAAGCAGCAACATCTCCTATAACAGGTAAAAATTATAATTTTAAAGGAATAGTTACTAAAGAAAATTTAAACGAAAA